CGGCTTCCCGGCGTCCGTGGTGTTGTCCACGTTTCCGAGCCCGACCATCGACTTGGTGATGCCCGCCACCGTGCCGGTGAAGGTGGGGCTGGCGAGGTTGGCCTTCAGGTCGAGCGCAGCCTGCTGCGCGGTGCTGACGGGCTTGCTGGCATCCGAGGTGTTGTCGACGCTGCCGAGGCCAACGTCGCCCTTGGCGAGTACGACGATGCCGGTCTGCCCGTTGACACTGGCGACCGCGTCCGTGGCTGCGCCCAGGTCCACCCAGTTGCCGAGCACGCTCGGGGGTGCCGTCTGCAACACGTACCGGTGACCGTTGTCCGTCCGGATGGCAAGGTCGCCGCGCTCAGCGGTCAGCGCCAGCATCGCCGCCTGATTGGCGACAGTGAAGACGTCGGTGATGGCCAGCGATGGAATCTGGCTGGTCGGGATCAGTCCGCCGACGACGTCGGCCTTGGTGGCCAGCCCCGCGTCCGTGTACGCACGGTCGCCGTGCGGGTCGGTAGCTGCCGCGTGCGCAGCCACCTTAGAATCGGCGTTGGTGCCCGCCGTGGCAATGGCAGCGCTCTGGGCTGCGTTGGCCTTAGTGGTGGCGTCAGACGAGGCTGCCGCGATGGCTGCTGCCTGCGCAGCGTTGGCCTTGCTGGTCGCATCCGCCGCCGCAGTGCTTACCGCCGTCGACTGGGCGGTGTCGGCCTTGGTGGTCGCGTCGGCAGCAGCGGTCGCGACGGCAGCACCCTGGGCGGTTGTGGCCTTGGCCTGAGCGCCCGCCTGCGTCTCGAGGAGGCTGGTATCGGGAATACCATGCACCGCCGTGGTGTCGGCGCTGTGCGTCGCGATGGCAGCCGATACGAAGCCCTCTGTGACGCCACCCCCACCTCCCCCATCGACGATCGCGTCATTGAGCTGGTCTTGCAGGTCTGCAGTCACCCGCACGAGGGGGCCGTTGTTGATGGAAGCCCAGCAGACGGGCTGCTCGTCCGGGAACCAGAAGTTGAGTCGCCCAGTGCTGTCTACGGTGATCTGGTCTACGGGGTCGCCCTGGGTGTCCCGGTCACCATCGAGGATGTCGGCGAGCACCGTGCCACCCTCGTCGGAGAACACCTCAGCCACCCGCCCCACCGCAGGGCGACCGGTGGGGAGGATGACGTAGGCGCTGCCGTTGTCCGGGCCGAAGTAACGAACCATCACGGCCTCACAAGGCGCTGAAGCACGATGCTGCCAGCGGCCGGAGCCGTGGTCGGGCTCTTGCTCCTGTACAGCGCAGCCATCTTGAGGGCGTTGTCCATGAGAGCGCCGAGGCTGCGGCTACTGCCGGACTCGGAGACGTTGACGAGGCGCGCGTAGCCAGCGGCCTTGGCCGACCAGATCGCCGAGGAGCCCAGGTACAGATCCCCGTCCTCTCGATCGATGTAGACGCCGATGCGGGCACTGGTCCAGCCGTCGGTGTCGTCCACCTCGTCGATGTACTCCCGCACCTCGGCGATCTGCTCGGCGGTAGCCATGGCTACTCGTCCTCGTCGTCTTCGTCGTCCTCAGCGTCGTCAGCCCGCAGGCGCTCGACCAGTTCGGCCTTCGTGCCCGCCATGCTGATGCGGTCCTCGGGGTCCCGGCCGCTGTTGCGCTTGCCGATCTCCTCCTTGAGCTTGGCGACGGAGAGGTCGTCGTAGTTGTCCTCTTCCGGCTCCTCGCCTCCCTCGCCGTCGACGACGGTGTTGTCCTTGACGCCGACGACGCCCTGCTCCCGGGCGAGGTCTCGGTGCGCCATCCGGGTACGCAGGACCGCGAGCTGCTCCTCGAGGTCGTAGATCTGGTCCTCGAGGGTGTCGTCGTCCTCCGGGGGCTTACGCTCACCGAACTCCGCGTCGTTGGCCTCGATCTCGGCGTACCGGCCCCGATCCATCAGGTAGGCGCGGTCGTCGCCGCTGAGCGGCTGGGTGAAGTCGATCTGCTTGCTCACTGGGGGTTCATCTCCTCACTGCGAAGGGAAGGGCGGGGCGGGAGCGCTCGGCCCCCACCCCCTCAGCCGCTCGATCAGGCGTAGACCGGCGGGATGACGTAGCCCGCCGCGACCTTCAGCTGCATGACCACGCCCGCGCCTCGGTGCCGGATGCCGGTACCGAAGGAGCGACCGTAGTACGACTCCTGGAGCGGGTAGTTCGGGTCCCGCCCCTTGAGCAGCACGAGACCCCGGTACTGGGCCGACGCGTGCTCGCGGATGCCGATGGGGTTCTGGATGTTCTCCCGCCCACCGGTGGCGAACGCCGTGAGGTAGCTCGCCGGGAAGTAGTCGTCCTGCAGGATGAGGAGGTTGCCGTACCTACCGAGCACGGAGATGCCCCGGTAGGTGTCGGCGGGCTGGCCAGCGCCCTGGTCGTTCACCCGCAGGGTGATCGGCAGCAGGAACGACGGCGTCCCCTGCGCCGGGATGAAGTCGTACTTGGCGGTGCCGCCGTTGGCCACGGAGCGGAACTGCCGGATGACGTCACCCTCGACGGGGTTCACGCACAGGATCTCCGTGTACCCGTTCGCCGGGTTGTAACCGTGGTGCTCCATCTGGGTCTGGATGGTGTCCAGGTCCTCGGAGTCGACGACGACGGCGCCGGAGGTGAGGTAGTGGTTGTGCGTGTTGGTGAACGTGTTCGTGCGGTACGGCGGCGGGGTGACGCCGTCGGTGCCGTTGTAGAACGTGTAGACGGTCGCCTGGTTGTTCTGGGCGCCCGTGATCTCGGCGACGCGGTTGGTGTTGCGGTACAGCGTCCGCATGGTCTCCTCGAAGATGAGGCGGTTGTCCGCCTCGAGGATGGCCGCGTTCACCGACCGGATCTGCTCCGCGTTGGCGTCGCGCAGGTAGCGCCACGTGAACCGGATGCCGACGTCGTAGTCGTCGAAGCTGAAGCCCATCTGGAAGAAGTCGACGTCCGTCCGGATGGCGCGCGGCACACCGAACTCGGACGACTTCTCGAACTTGGCAGCGTTGCCGACCTGCGGCACCGACTCGAACGGTGCGGGCACCGTGTAGGTCAGCAGGTCGATGATGGGCTGCCGCTGCGCGTTCAGCAGGGCCAGCGCTGCCTGGAACTCCGCCCACAGGTCGTTCGTGGCGATGCCGTCGGCCGTCGTGGTGATGACGTTGTCGCCGACGGCGTGGATGCCGGAGAGCGGGCTGCTACCGCCCTGCGCGCCGACCACGAGGCCGAGACGCTCCCGGAGGAAGGCGTCCTGGAGCAGGTTGATGGTACGCGGGTTCGTGCGGGTGTGGCCCACCAGGGAGGCGGGCAGCACCAGGGCGTTACGGCGGGGGAGGGCGAGGATGCTCATCAGGAAACCGCCCCAACACCCAGACCGCAGCGGACGACCAGGCGGTCGGCCTCAACGGTGAACCCGACGAAGTGGTCGAGAAGGACGGTCGTCGAGATGCCCGAGCCGTCGGCCACGCCGTAGTAGCGCTGGCCCGCGACCGTGCCGGTGACCTCGACGATGTCGCCGTACTGCATGATGTCGACGATGTCGCCCGCGTAACGCTTCTTGGTGAGGCAGAGGACGCCGATGAAACCGGACTGGCCCGCCGTGCCCTTCACCACCTTGCCGGACGCGTTCAGGCTGACGGGGACGACCTTGTTCAGGTCGGCGTCGAGCCAGTCCGCGTTCAGCGCGGCCCGGGTTCCGGAAAGGTCCGGGACGTACTTGTCATAACGTGCCATCTGGCGTGCCTCCTCCTCGATGTTGTCAGTTGCGCAGTGCGGGGTACCGAGCCCGGAGAGCCGCCTCGTCGGCGGTCTTCTTGCTCTTCTGCCGCCCGCTGCCGGTGGGGGTGCCGGTCGGACCCTTGGGGGTCTCGTCCTCTTCCCCGGTGTTGTCCTTCTTCAGGTAGTGCGGCTTCGCCTTGATGAGCTTAGCCAGCGCTGCCTTGAGCTTGGCCTTGTCGACCTCGCCCTCTTCGTCCTGCACGCCTTCCAGCAGACCGAGCCTGCCAGCGGCGGTGAGGGCGTCGTCGGCGTCGTGCCACGTGTACTCGTTCACGCCCAGGAAGGCCGTCTCCAGCGCTTGTGCCTTGACCTTCTCGGCGAGCTTGACCTTGTCGGCCTCGGCCTCCGCAAGCTTGCGCTTGGTGACCTCCAGCTCGCCCTTGTCCTTGTCTTCCAGCTCTCGCAGCTTGCGCTCGGCCTCAGCCGCCCGCTTGTCCGCCAGTCGGATCTTCTTCCTGAGCGCCTCGGCGTCAGCCTCAGCACCAGGCTTGTCCTTGTCCTTCTCGCCGCCGTCCTCGCCGTCGGTGTCGTCGTCCGCGTCGTCATCGGTGCCACTGTCACCGACGCCTTCGCCCTCGCCTTCACCGTCGCCGCCCCGCCCCAGGTACACCGGGCGTCCCCTGCCGTCGACGAACAGGGGCTGGCCCCAGGGGGCCGAGGGGTTCACGATTGCCAGATGGATCGTCATCAGTAACGCTCCTTGCCAGAATTGGTGCCAGTGGCGGCTCTGCTCGCCGAGGCTGGAGCGCTCTGCTGCTCCATGCGTGCCATTCTACGCACGCCGTCCAGCACTCAGCGCGGGCATCTTTCCAGGGTACCCGCGCCGAGGTGGTCGAGGTGTGGTTACTTGCGCTTCTTGCGCTTCTTGATACCGGCGATGCGCGCTGCCGCCGCCTCACTGAGCCCCTTTGCCTTCATCGCACCCTTCTTGCCTGCCTGCCGCCTAGTTGCCACCGTTCCCACCTCCCTCCACCACGTTCACGTACACCCAGTCAGTGAAGGCGGCCTCGGCCTTCTCCGTGGCGGCAAGCTGGAACACCACGCCGTGGTCGCCTGGGCGGGGCGTGCGGTGGTCAGCGCCGAAGAGGAAGATGGACTTGGGGATGCCGCCCGGAAAGGCGCCACACGCCCGCCCCTCGCCTCGCAGGTGCGTGCAGGCAGCGCAGAGAGTGGGGTGCCGTACCGTCATGAGTGCGCCTCCGTAGCCTTCTGAAGAATCTCACCCATCGCCTGAATGTGCGGGCGCGGCGGATCGCCAAGCGTGAATTCAGACCAGGTCTCCGCAAGCATTTCCACCACGCTGCTCCCGCCGTACCGGCTCACCATGTTCTCGAAGTACTGCTTGTTGCGGAGGACCCAATTGTTGACAGACTGCTCATCGAAGCGCGAGGGCGGCGGCAGACCTACCGCCTTCGCGAGCTGGCGCCATGTGTCTCTCACCACACTTTCCGGGGCGCCGAGCATCCACTGGTCGTGCGCGTGGTGCCCGTACTCGTGCGCGATGAGGGCGTCCAGGCTGTCGAACTGCTCCCCGCACCGCGCGATGAAGTTGGTGTCCCGCTCCCGCCGGAAGGTGTCCTCCGCACCAGCCTGGAAGGCACTGGCATCCAGGAACAGGATCTGCCTCCGCTCGTCGTACTCGCCAGTGACGCCCGGCTGCCCATAGCTGGGCGCCTCGCGCGTCATTTCCGTTACCCGATTGAGCCTCAGCATGGAGCGCGGGCTGAAGCTGGCCTGCCGCGTCAGCGCCCTATCCACCCGAGCGCGGTGCACGCTGCCGAACTCGTTGATGCGGCCGATGTGCGCAGCCACCACATCTCCGGTCTGCGAAGGAGCGGGCGGGTCGGGCGTCGCCACTACGTCCGGGATCTCCGGAGGAGTGTCGATGGTCCTCGGCGTCCGCTTCCTTGGCAGCGCCGGGGAGTCGGACCTGTGGGCCTGCACCGCCAGTGCAGCCGCCTGGGGGCTGACCCCGAACTTGGCCGTAGCCCTCCGGATCAGGGTCTGCTTGCTGGTGCCCTTGGGCTGCTCATTGAGCCACTTGGTCAGCGGGTCGCTGGCGGGCGCATAGCGCCGGATCTGCTCCCGCATGAAGTCGTCGTACTCGCCAGCCAGGAAGCGCCGAGTGAACTCCTCCTCCGACACCGTGACCTGAGTGAGATAGCACATGCAGAGCGGATGGGGCTTGGCTGGAACGCCGTCCGTCGGCCAGACGCCGACCCCCAGGCCGTTGTCAGCCGCCGCTAGAACCTCGCAGCGTTCCGGGGGTACCTTACCGGTGGGGCTGTGGCTGCCCGAAAGGTGCCAGCGCACCCCCACCGCCCAGGGCTCGTCGAACCGTGCGATGGCAGCAGCGTGGAACGCGTTGTTCATCTCCGTCCGGGCCAGCCGCATCGCCGCGTAGCTGACCCCGCCCCGAACCTTGGGGTCGATGAGGTTGCGGACGCTGTTGGCCAGCGCCTGCTCATCGAGGCCAAGCACCAGACCCCGCCGGATGACCCTCTCAACCTGCCCGGTGGCCAGCGCCCGTGTTCGGTAGACCTGACGGCTGAGCGGGATGCCCGCCGTGGCCTGTCGGTACGCCAGTTCGGCGCCTCGGGTGGCCTGCGTCCGGAAGCTGGCTTGCAGCGCCGGGAGGTCAACGCCCAGCTCGCGCAGGTATACGTCGAACGTGCGCTCGGCCGTGGCGGCAGCCATACTGGCGCGAGCGATGCCGGAACGCAGGGCGGGTGTGATGGTCCCCCAGAGCGTTGCCTGCTGCTGGCGGATGCCCTTGAGGATGAGGGCCAGCCGTGCCGCCTCGAGCCGCCCTTTCTTGCTTCGCTGGGCGCGGTGCTTCTTGATGAGCCGCTCCGCCTCCTCAGCAGCGTCCTCGAGAGCCCTCCGGATGTCCTCAGCGGCGGGACCGTAAGCCTCGAAGAAGGCGTTCAGCTGCGGGGAGCTGGGCATCAGTCCTCCCGAACGATATTCCGCCAGCGTACGCCCGCGTACTCCAGCAGCCCGAGAATGCGGTGCATCGGCACGCCGTCGTCCCGGTGGATGGTGAAGACCCCGGTGTAGCTGGTGCCGTCGTCCCCGAGCAGCGCCGTGGATCCGATGACCACGTACTCCATCGTGACCCCGGGGCCGTCCGGTACCTCCGGGCCGTCGTCATCGTCCTTGTCGTTGAGGTGGTACACCTCCCGGCAGCGCTCGATCGCTGCGGTCAGGGCCTCGTCAGCCTCGATCTGCTCAGGTGTCCTTGGCATTGCGCCTCCTCCGGGTACGCCACAAGGTCGGGCCAAGGCTGACCCCGAAGAGCACCGCTAGGGACCCGACGAGCAGCAGCATCGACCAGGGGTTCTCGTTCATGGGGTCGTTGAGCAGATGGTCCAGCCAGCTAGGCAACCTCCTCGCCCCCGTCCGTCGCAGCGCCCTCAGCGTCGAACTGGGCGTCTTCTGCGGCATTGTCGGCCCCGCTTGCCGCAGCAGCCTTCTCTTCGGTCTGGTCGGCCGCTAGGCGGGCTGCCTCGTCGGCTGCGAAGGGCACCCCGGAGGCCGTCAGCCATTCCCGGGCCGTCTGCTTGCTCATGACCCCTGCGACGACCAGGTTGCTTGCCATCGTGACGATGCCCGCAGTGTTCGGCGGGATCTTCGGCCCGAGAACTGGCAGCACCTCAACGTCGGTGAAGTTGGCCTGCTCATAGGCCGGGATCCAACCCTGGACAAGGTCGTAGACGAACTGGGTGTGCTTGTCGAGGATCTTCTGGTCGGCCTCCGCTGCCTTGGCCAGCATCGGGCCGAGCTGAAGGGCCAGCGCGATGCCGGACTCGGCGGTCTGGACATCGACCTTGCCGATAGCCACGTCCGGGGTACCACTGCTCTCCCGGATGAACGAGATCATCTGCCGGATGTGGTCCGTGT